CCCGCGCGTGTTTTTTGCCCGATTTCCAATGTTGATTTGCGGATTCGACATTCGTTGATGGGATTATCATGGCCGTCCGTGGCCGCAAGCCGAAGCCCAACGAACTGAAGATCCTCGAAGGCTCCCGGGCCGACCGGATCAACCGGAACGCCCCGGAGGCGATCAGGGAGCCCCTCGAGAGGCCCGACCACCTTGACGAGGACGCGCGGGCCGAGTGGGACCGGCTCCTCCCGCAGCTCGAGCGGATGGGGGTCGTCTCCCAGACCGATTCCGCGGTGCTCTCGCTCTACTGCGTCGCGTTCAGCCGGTGGCTCGACGCGCGGGCCGAACTGCTCCGGCACGGCCTGGTGATCGAGACCGACCTCGGCGGGACGAAGGCGAACCCGGCCGCCGCGATCGTCGCCAAGTGCGAGGACCAGATGGCCCGACTCCTGGCCGAACTCGGCTGCACCCCTTCGAGCCGCGGCCGGCTCGATCGCCTCAAGGCCGACGCCCCGCCCGATGAGTTCGAGGAGTTGCTCTCCTCCAAGCCCAAGAAGAAGGCATGAGCAAGAAGACCGCCGCGAAATGGATCCGGGGACCGGTCGACGAACTCGCGATCGAGGAGGGGTGCCACTTCGACCCCGCTTCGGGCGAGCGCGTCACCAAGTTCCTCGAGATCGGCTGTCGTCAGTCCAAGGGCGAGTGGGCCGGCAAGCCGCTCGAGTTGATCCCCTGGCAACGCGACTTCATCATGCGGCTGTACGGCTGGCGGCGAGCGGACGGGACCCGGCGGTATCGGACCTTCTACCTCGAGATCCCCAAGAAGAACGGCAAGTCGACCCTGCTCTCCGGCCTCGCCCTCTACCACCTGATCGCCGACGACGAGCCCGGGGCCGAGGTCTACACCAACGCTTACGATTTGAGCCAGGCGAGGATCATCTTCGACGAGTCGGCCAACATGGTCCGGTCGTCGCCCCAACTCACGAAGCGGCTCGAGGTGATCCCCTCGGCCAAGCGGATCATCTATCCCGAGAAGGCGAGCAAGTTCCAGGCACTCAGCGCCGACGTCCCTTCGAAGGACGGCGTCTCGGCCTCGTTCACGATCTTCGACGAACTCCACCGCCAGCGCACGCCGGCCATGTGGGACATCTTCGAATTCGCCGGCGCGGCCCGGCGCCAGCCCCTGTTGGGTGCGATCACGACTGCCGGGTACGATCGGAATTCGATCTGCTACCGCCAGCACGAGTACACGAAGAAGGTCAATGCGGGGCTGGTCCCCGACACCGCCCATCTCGGCGTGATCTACGGCGCCGACCAGGCCGAGGATTGGAGCGACCCCGAAGTCTGGAAGCGGGTCAACCCGAGCATGGGCTACACGCTCAAGCTCGAGGACTTCGAGCGCGAGGTGGCCAAGGCCAAGGAGTCCCCGGAGAAACTGAACAACTTCCTCCGTCTTCGCCTGAACATCTGGACGAACGCCGCAGAGCGATTCCTCTCCCGCGAGAAGTGGGACGCGTGCGGCGTGGCGATAGTCGACCATGAGTCTTTCGAGGGTGCCATCTGCTACGGCGGCCTCGACCTTGCATCAACGACCGATATCGCGGCCTTGGTGCTCGTCTTTCCGGACATCGACGGCAATTACGAGGTCTTGTGCCGGTTCTGGGCACCCGAGGAAGGGGCCGCGAAGCGTGAAGAGAAGGACAAGGTTCCCTATCTGACGTGGGCTCGGCAAGGCTTCCTGACGCTCACTCCCGGCGACGTGATCGATTACGACTACATCCGGTCCGAGATCAACGACCTGGCCGGGAAGTATGACCTTCGCAAACTGTTCGCCGACCCCTACAACGCCACCCAGCTCGGCGTGCAACTCCAGGGCGATGGCATCCCGATCGAGATGATCCGCCAGGGATTCCTGAGCCTTTCGCCCCCAACGAAGGAACTCGAGCGGCTGGTCATCGGAAAACGACTCAAGCACGGCAACAACCCGGTGCTCAACACTCACGCCGACAATGCCGTGGCCGTCAAGGATCAGGCCGGGAACATCAAGCTCTCGCGAGAAAAGAGCACCGAGAAGATCGACGGCATGGCCGCCCTCGTCAATGCCATCGCCGCCGCCACGTCCGAGACCGAGTCCGTCGTCACCGAAGCCGTCATGTTCTTCACGCCCGATCGAAACTGATCCCACCCGGGACCGGAACTAAGCCCTCGTGAACTTCGACGCTCTGCGATCGGACGGCACCGCTGCCGGCACGACCGCGGCAACACAGCCCGAACTCCGCTACGGCCCGGTCTTCGACCAGTGGTCGAACGCGCGGAGTTTCCTGTCCACGTCGGGCGGGACCGTCAGCCCCAAGTCGGCGCTGACCCTGACGGCTTATTACGCGGCGATCAACGTCCTGGCCACCGACCTGGCGTGCTTGCCGCGCAAGATCTACCGGCGACGGAAGAGCGGCGGCCGGGACGAGGTGACCGACGACGTCCGCTCCGACCTGCTGGGGGTGAGCCCCGACGGCGAGACGACGGCGATGCGGTGGATGCAGGCCTGGCTCGGGCACACGCTCGGCCACGGCAACGGCTATACCGAGATCGAGTTCTCCGGCGGCGAGATCTCGGGGCTGTACCTGCTCGACCCGGCGACCGCGCCCGACCGTCGGGCCCAGGACAAGCGGCTCTACTACCGCCTCGACGACGGCACGACCCGCCCGCCCTACAAGATCCTCCACCTGGCGGGACTGGGTTACGACGGCCTGTGCGGGTACAGCGTGGCGAGGTACGCCCGCTCCGCGATCGAGCTGGGGCTGTCGGCGCAGACCTTCGGCAACGCGTTCTTCGCCAACGGCACGCAGGCATCCGGCCACTTCGAGCTTCCGCACAAGATGGACAAAGAGGCCCAGGACCAGTTCCGTGCCTCGGTCAACGCGGTCCATCAGGGCGCGGCCAACGCCTTCAAGTTCATGGTGCTCACCAACGGGATGAAGTGGGTCCAGACCACGATCCCCCCGGAAGACGCCCAGTTCCTCGCCACACGGCAATTCCAGGTGCTCGAGATCGCCCGGATGTTCCGCCTGCCGCCCCACAAGATCGGCGACTATTCGCAGTCCCACCTCGCCAACATCGAGCAGGCGAACATCGACTACATGACGACCACGCTCATGCCGTGGTGCGAGAGTATCGAGCAAGAGTTGAATCGAAAGCTGTTCACGCGAGCCGAGAGGGCGAAAGGCTTCTATGTCGAGCATCTCATGAATGCGTTCCTCCGCGGCGACATGGCCAGCCGCGCCGCGTTCTACGCCCAGATGCTCGGCCTGGGCGTCTACACCCCCAACCGGATCGCCGAACTCGAGAACGAGAACCCGATGGGCCCCGACGGCGACGAGCGATTCCTGACCGTGCAGGCCCAGCCGTTCAAGACGGTGCTGAACCCGCCCAAGCCGGCACCCGCACCCGCACCGGCACCGGACGCCAACCCCGCCCCCGCCGAGCCGCCACCCGCCCCCCGTTTCAGCCTCAATGGGAGCCACGATCATGCCAGTTGAAACGCCCAAAGAACGGCGGATCGTCTCCCGGACCGGGGATCTCCGCGCGGAAGCCCAGGCCGAAGGCGACGCCAAACAGCGGATCGTCGGCCACGCCGCCGTGTTCGACGAGTGGACGACGCTCTACGAAGGCGAGTCGTTCGTCTGGCGGGAGATCGTCCGACCCGGGGCGTTCAAGGACGCGATCGCCGAGAACCAGGACGTGCGCTCCCTCTGGAACCACGACGCCAATTGGGTCCTGGGACGGACCACGGCCGGGACGCTCAGACTCTCCGAGGACGAGACCGGTCTGTTATCCGACACGGATCCGCCCGATACCCAGTTCGCCCGGGACCTCATGCTTCTGATCGCGAGAGGCGATGTCTCGCAGATGAGCTTCGCGTTCACGGTCCGCCGCGGCGACGAGACCAAGACCACCGAGAAAGACGGCGTGGTCGTCTCCGAGGACGGCGGCGAGCGGGTCACGATCTATCGCCAGGGCAACCAAGTCATCGAGGAGCGTGAACTCCTCGGCATGAATCTGTTCGACGTATCGCCGGTCACCTACCCGGCCTACGAGCAGACCGACGTGGGCCTCCGCAAGGCGGGCGAGCGTCGGGAGAGTGAGATCCGCCAGCGTGTGCTGGCGGGCAAGCAACAGCGGAAGCCGAACCACCTGGAGCTCATGCGAATGGGCCTTTGGTTGGCCGGTGCCCGACACGAAAGGGGTGTCTCTTGAATCCCAGGGACAAGCGGGCTAAGGCCGCCGAGTTGAAGGCCAAAGCTCAGACGATCTATGACGCGCACAAGGGTGCGGACGCGCCGGAATTCACTCCGGAGGAACTCCGCGACTTCGACAGTTTCACCGCCGAGTGCGACCGGCTCATCGGTGAGGCTGAGGCCGAGGAGGCCCGCGAGAAGCGGCTCAACGACCTGGATGCGCGGAACAAGGCGCAGGAAGGCCAGCGCGACGGCGGCGGCGACCACGGCCGGCGTGGCGCCCCTCTGCCGCACAACGACGAAGAGAACACGCGGGGCGGGCGGCACGGATATAGCATCCTGAAGGCGCTCCGGCAGATGGACCCGCGGAACAAGCACGAGACGCTTGACGGTCTGGAACTCGAGGTCCATCAGGAGATGGTGAAGGCTCGCCGTGCCGCGGGCATCAATTCGGATCCGCAGGGCGCCTTGATCCCGTGGGATTTGCCGATCGACTCGGCCGCGGCCAGCTCGTACCGCAGCCGCCACGGACTGGAGCAACGCGTCCTTACGACCAGCACCGGAGCGGGAGCGGTCTACGAGGTTGTGTCCCCCACGATGATCGAGTTGCTCAGGAACTCGATGCTGATGCGAGCCCTCGGCGCCCGGGTCATGACGGGGATGGAAGGCAACTTCTCCATTCCCAAGCAGACCGGGACGGGTACCGCTTACTGGGTCACCGAGGGCAACAGCCCCACGGCTTCGAATCCGACGATCGGCAGCGTCGACCTTAGCCCGTCCACGATTGGCGCGTTCGGCGACTACAGCCGTGCGTTCTTGCACCAGACCGGGATCGATGCCGAACAGTTCATGCGTGAGGACTTCGCGACCGTCATCGCGATCGAGTTGGACAGGGTCGGATTTAATGGTTCAGGATCCGGAGCGGAGCCGGAGGGGATCATTCCGAACGCGAATGTCAACGTGGTCGCGATGGGCACCAATGGTCTTGCCATGACCTGGGCCAAGATCGTCGAGATGGAACAGGTCGTCGAGACCCAGAACGCCCTCAATGGCAATCTCTACTTCGTGACCAACCCGAAGGTCCGCGGGTCGTTCAAGGGGATCACCCGGGTCGCGTCGAGCACCTTCGGGGATTTCCTCTGGGCCGACGACGGGACGGTCAACGGCTATCCCGCCCGGAGTTCGAACCAGATCCCTTC